TTTTATAAAAATTAGATTGTGTATTACTATAAATAGTTTGCAATACTTCAGCAGTAGATTGAGTAAAAAATTGGTCTTTTTGATTATGTAAAGAATTAAATTTTGTTGCACCTTCATAAACAACACCCTCAATTTTAATTGGAATTGAAGGTCTTAAGCCTCCTGAAGGTCTAGGTATTAAAGAAACAAAATCAGGAACTTCTATTTGAAAATATCTATCAAAAATATATGACTCTAATTGTGCTGGTGTAGGGTTTTTACTATTTTTAGCACCATCTAAAACTAAATTTAAAAAATTAGGAGCATCAAAAGCTTCAAAAAAGTCTAATACTTCTTCTACATTTTTTAAAACTACCCCATTCTTTTTTATAACACCATCAATATTTGTTGCTAATTTTAAATAAGAATCTCCTGCTTTGTTTAATCGTACTCTACCATCTGGAGATTGTGATATATAGTTAAGATGTTCTCTTACAAACTGCATTAAATTAGTAGTTTTACCAATCATTTTAGAAACAGCAACTACCTCTGCTGCTTGTCCTGCACGATTTTTAGGGTTTATAATATTCATTGCATTAACACCTTTATATTTTCCTTCTTCTCTTACAAAACCCGCTTCTTTCGCAGCTTCTCCTATCTTTGTTAAGTCTGTATTATTTAAAAGTTCTGTTATTTTTTTATTTTGAAAGTTTTTCTTTATTGCTTGTGGTAAACTTTGATATAATCCAACTGCATCTCCATCAAAATCAGCACCACCTGCACGTTCTACATTTTTCTTAGACATTATAATCCCTTTACCTACAATGTCTGTAAATCCTCCAAACTCTAAAGATAGGACACCTGAAGGGTTACCAACTGGACTCCTTACTATAACATATGTAATAGCATCTTCTAGCTGTTTTACCCTATTCTCGTCAGTTTTAGTAAGCTTCTTTTTAGCTCTATATCCTTTTAACTCTGTAAATGCTTCTTCTAGGGTATAATCTTTACCATTTTCTTTTTGTAAATCTATTAAATCTTTTCTATGTCCATCGTGTAAATAAAAATTATTATCAGTAAGATTTATTTTCTTTAGCAACATAGGGTCTGCTGCTTTCATTCTTACGTAAGTACTACCATAGTCAACACGTGGCCTAGACAATCTTGTATTTATATATTTTTTTAAAGCTTGTTCTACATATTTATGATTATTACCTATGCGTAAAACAATAGGGTCATAATCAAACTGCTTTAACAAATCTTGAACAGACTTTATAGAAGTATCCTCACTTGTTATTTCTTCTCCAAATCTTTCTGAAACCTCTAAATCTTTTTCAAATAAAGACCTAATTAATTCACTACCTAAGGGAGTATCTATGTTTCTGTTAAATTGTTCTACAACAGAAAATATATCCATATTGTCTATATTTATACCTTCTTTTTCTATAAGACTTGGTTTACTAGGGTCCATAGACATTACTTTTTTAGTATAACCAGGAAGCCCTGGTATTTGTGCACTAAATAAAGATTCCATAGCATTGTTGTATTCTAATCCCATTCCAATACTTCTCATCATTATAGAACCAAAAGGCAATCTTTGAATTTTTTTATTTCTTACTTCAGCTTCAGATTTAATCATTTTTATGTCACGAGATTGAACATTAAACAATTCTCCTTTTTTCTTAAATCTATATGCATCAGTTTTTGCATCATAAACTACTTCTGCAACTTGATGTCTACTATTAGACTTGCTACTGCTTTCTACTATAATTATATCAGCACCAGCCATTTCCATTAATTTATATATACCTTCATGAGTAGCTTGCTCTGCAGATTTATTAAATAACATACCCCTAGACTTACTAGGACTTACATTATAAACAGGGTCTGTTACTATAACATCTTTTATATAACCTTCTTCTAAATCTCTACCAGCTTCTTCTAATACGTCTTTACGCAATCTTTTACTGTAATATTTTTGACCATCAGATATACCAAAAACTCCATTACTATCCTTTATAATTAAAGCTTTAATTCCATCGGGACCATATTTAGCAGTGTCAAAAGATAAACTACGGCCATTTTCTACTACTTTTCTATATTGAGTCCATTTAATAATATCTTTAAATAAAGGATTATTTTTATATTGACCCCAAGCTCTTTGTATATCTAAAGAAGATATATTTGTTAAACTTCCATCTTTATTTCTAGGAAGCATACCAGCATCTTGTAACTCATAAATCATATTACTTAATATTTCTTTTTTAAACTCATTATAAGTATGAGTAGGTTGCATTTCTTTATTAAACTTTTCAAAAGCTGCTTGACTAAAATCTTTTTCAATAAATTTCATAGCTAATTCATGTTCTGGTAAATATCTTTTACTTCCAGCTTTATCACTAAAAGCAAATCTTCTTGCTACTAATTCATTGTTAGAAGGGTTTATATGGTGTATGTATCTATCGTTAAACTTAGGATTTAAATCAGTACGTAAAGATTGACTCATATTGTGCATATCGCTTTTTATTTCAAACTTATTAACAAAAGGCTTTGATTGTCCTATTTTGCTTCCAGTTTTTTCAAACTTACCATCAGTCTTAATATATTGTATTTTAATATCAGTAGGCTTACTACCTTCGATAGATTTATTATGATAAGTATCTTCTCGTGATAGTAATAAAGATTTATTGTACCCATCTTGTGTAGGAGTTTCTATAATAATATATTCAAAACCTTCACCTGCTTTTTGTTTTTGTATTGTTAAAGTCTGTCTTTCTTTTGCTCCAGAATATTCAAAGTATAAAGCATTTAAAGGATTTTCTTTTCCTTTTTTACCAATAAAATATTTTCTAAGTTTTTGGAACTCAGCATCAGGCAATTCATTTCTTTTTTGTTTTATAAACTCTGCTACTCCATCCATAAATTCTGCTTTATTACTAGACCTTTGAGACAATAATTTCATTATCTTTTTAGTTTCTACAGCATTTAAATCAGGAACATCTTTAGCTATGTCATCAAGTATTTCTCTAGCTTTACTTGTTCTTTGAGTATCAATAACATCCATAGGTTCTGTTTCAGTACGTTTTTCTTTTGATTTTAAACTTTCAGGATTTAATTCAGCTTCTAATGCAGCAATTTCAGAATCAGTTTTATTTTTATTAGAACGTATTGATTCTACTTTTACAGCTTTTTCAGTTAATATTGCAGCATCATAAAATTCAGGTATTTGGTTAGCTTTATTTATAGATGATTTTAATTCTAACTTTAACGCTTCTTGTAACTCTGTTTTTTCTTCATTTTTTAATTCGTTTAATTTTTTGTCTCTAAATTTTTCTGGAACAATGTCTACATTAGGAATCGCAAAATCAGGATTAAATACATTCTTAGTAAAATATTGAGTTTTATTTAATTCAAATACATTTCCTGTAGAATCTTTTACTAAAATCAAACCATCTTTAATACTAGTTACTTCTACAGGTTCAATTTTACCTAGTGCGGTATAAACATCTACTGTTTCACCTTCTTTTAATTTAGCTACATCTACATCTGGTCTTTTAGATAAATCTTTTTGATGTGCTTCTAAAAAAGTTTCATTTTTAATAATTAATTCTGCTTTAGCTTCTTTATTGGCTTGTAATAGTATTCTTACTTTTTCACGTTTACTTAAAGTTTCAATACCTTCAGGTCCTATTTGTTCTAATTTGTTTTTAATTGCTTGTAATACAACATCTGATTGATTATTACCTATTCTATTAATTTGGTCTAATACAATGTCTGCTTGGAAAGCATCAATATATCTTTTTTCTTTAGGGCCTAAATCTTTATACCATTGCATCTTGTTCATATCAGCACCATTGATAATCATGTTCTGACCTTCTTGAACTACTGTAAATATTTTATCAGGTTCACCTTTATTACCTACCATGTTTTCTACTAATTTCTGTGTAGCTTTTGACTCAAATTTAGGTCTACCTGCAGCTCCAAAAAAGAAACCTAAAGCATATTCATACATTTGGTCTTCAAAAGGTGCATTATGCATAGTAGATTGACCTCCAGTAAACGCAGAACCTAATGTACCACGTGTAATAAAATCTATGTATTGTGCTTTGTCATAATCTACTGTTGTAAAACCTTTAGATTTTTGTAAAGTACCTATCATAGGTTGTGAAGGACCTACAAATGTGTCTTTCATACTTTCTTTAATTTTAGAATTAGCCATCTTTACAACAGCAGGGTTTCTAGAAGCTAGCATTGTACCTATGTTAACATAATTTCTTACACTACCAAAAAAAGCTCCTGCTAATGCACCGTGTTGTGCAGATTCTGCCCATCCATCGGGTCCTTCTTTTCTAGCAGACACAGCCATAGCTATACCTAGGTGTGCACTTTCTTCCATTATATCTAATAAGTCAGGGTTTGCAGCTAATTTTTTACCAATATAATTGTTTCTTAAAAATTCAGCACCACCTAATCTAGTTTTACCTTGCTCCATAACCCAATCAGCAGCTCTCATAGGAACAGAACGTAATTGTAAACCTCCAGCTTTGTCTGTAATAGTTAATGCTGGTATGTATTTTTTACCAAAATCTCCTAAACCTGTTTTTACTTTTTCTCCAGCTTTCAATCTTGCTGCTCTAAAAGCTGATTTTCTAGCTACACTACCAGGTAAAGAAGAACCAAATGTAAAAACACCTGCAATAATATCTGGAGCAAAACCTATTAAATGACCTGCTTTATTTAATAAAGCTTCTGTTTGATTGTCTGGGTCATCTGCCCATCCAAAAGTAGTAAAACCTTCTACTACACCACTAGCTAATTGATTTAAAGCACCACCTAATGCACTTTCTTGTGCAGATGGGTCTTTTTCAAAGTCTATATTTCGTTCTTTTGCAAATTGATATAGTTCTTCTGATTGTTCTTCACTAAAAGAACGAGGGTCTTTATAATAAGAATCCATAGATATTTGTGCATATCTACGTTCATCCATATATCCACGCTCATACAAGCGTCTCATTTGTGCATATTGTTTATTCATGTATGTTAATACGTTCTATTAGTTACCATACTTAACAAAGATTTTTCCATTGCAGCTAATTGTGCTTGCTGACTTCTCCATTTATTAATTTGTTCAGGACTTTTAAATGTTGTCATTCTTCTGTTAATTCTTTGATGACCTAATTGAGCCCTAGATTCTCTTACTGTTTCTAATGCTCTTTTATATAAATAGTTATTTTTAACATCTACACCATTTGCTGCTGCTGTTTCTAAGTCATTAATTGTAGGAGATAAGGTAGTTAATAAACTATCGCCAGTTTCTAAAACTGTAGTAGCACTAAATCCTAAACCAAGTTTATTAAAACCAACTCTTCTTTCTACACCAAAAGCTTTACCTCTTCCTACATTAGGCAATAAAGAAGCTTCTAATTCTCCACCCTCAGTAACTCTTTTAACAACTTCGGCATCCGCTACAGCTTCTGCTTGTTCAGTCAAAATTTGATTACTATAAGCAGCAATAGTAGCTTCATGAGCTAATTTAGCAGATAATAATTCTCCGTCTTTATACATTTCTACTTGTCTTCTATACTTTTCATCTTCCATTTTTTTAAACTCTTCAAATTTCATTTCATTTTGTAGTCTAAGTTGTTCTATTGCTGATTTATTTGATATGTCATTTCTTTTAACATAAAAATCTAAATCCATTTGCATATTTGCTTTCTTTTCTGCCATTCTCATAGATTGTTTTTCTCTAGAAGAAGGTTCTAGCAAATTTTCCGTAGCTCTAATAAAAGCTGTAGTTGCAGCTAACCTTCTTGCATATAAGTCTTGTGCCATATTATTCTCCTATACGTATTTTAAATTGTCGTCAATATTGTATTCATCTACTACCAAACCTTGTTTACCATACTCATTACCCATTTCATCTATTTGCATTTGTGTAGTATCTAACTCATTGCTTAATGCCTGTTGATTCTGTCTTTGTTGTGCTTGTGAACTTGCAGCACGTTGTTGAATCATCATATCCATAGCAGAAGTTGCTTGCCCTTTAGCAACATCTCCACCACCAAATTTTAAATTAGCTTGACCTCCAGAATCTAACTGTTGCATTCCTTTTTGATAAATAGAAGCTGTAGCTAAATCTCCTTGTGCACTATAATAATCAGCTTGTTGTGCATATTTTTGTTGAATTTCAGGAATAATATCTCCAGTAAATTCTCCTAAATCACCAGCGTAGTCTTCACCTAATTTTTCTAATCTTCTTTTTTCAGCACTTCTGTTTTTAAAAAAACTTACACCTTTCATAATAGTAGTTGCTGCTTTAACATAAGGATTAGAGTTTTCTATAAAATTACCTAACTTTAAAAATTTTGACATTTAATTCTCCTTGTTTCTATCTTCGTTTAAATCTTCTTGCATACCAAATCCAAATTGCATTACATGCCTTAATGTAAACCTAGGACCTAATTCATTTTGCATAAATTTTCTTGCACCATCCAACATATTCATTTGACTTGTATCTACATTAGTGCTTAAAGGTTCTACTTTATCTACAGAGTATTCATCTAAAGATTCTTGTGCAATTCTTGTTCTATCTTTTCTTGTAGCTTCAGGATTTTTAGGTCTTTCAAATTCATCTAAAAATATATTTGAAGCATCTTCTACACTACCAGAATTAAAAACATCTGCTATTGTTTTAGCTCTACCTGCTCCTATTACATCTTTTTGATTACCATATATAGTTTCATGTACAAAATCTACCTGTGATTCCATAGAATCTTTTAAATTGTTTTGTTTTAAATAGTCTTTGTAATAAGGTTTCATAAAGTCAAACTGAAACAATCCTTCTCCTGGTCCACCTTTTTGTTTTTGTTTATAATCGTATGTATAGCCAGTTTCTACTCCAATATTACCCATAATACCAGCGGCAGCATTGTCAGAAAATCCTTTCTGTATCATATAATTATATATATCTTTTTTGTTTTTATTGTTTACCATAAACTGCTCCTCCTGGTCTAGGTTTTATATAATCCATAAATTTATTTCCTGCATATTCCATAGCAGCAGGTATCCCTGGAGCAGAATTAATAATTCTATCTACTGCACCTGTTAAAGCTTCTACTTTAGGATATACTATATTATCATCCATAAACATAAAATCTCCTTTACCTTGACCTGCTCCAATGACATTTTCTTGAAAATCTCTTCGTTGACTTCTTTCGGAAAATCCTTGAATAGCTGCTAAATCAGCTTCATCGTCCATAATAGGTTCAAAAGCAGGTATAGCATCGTAAATATTTTGTCCTTGTCCAGGAGTAAATGTTTCATTGCCTAAAGATAATTTTGATGGAAGTGAATCATCATATCCAAAAGTTCCAAAAGGACTTATTTCAGGCATTCTTTCTTCTAACTCTGGACCACCTAATTCTTTTTGTGCTCTTAATGGATTGTCGTAATAATTTCTTGCTCCTTCATCCATTTGATTATAAGCTTTATACTCTTCAAAACCAGTAAATTTTTCACCTGTTGTGCCACGCTCTCTTCTCCTAGCTTCAGTATCTAACATACCTTCGCCTTTATTTACAATTTTTTTACCTAACTTATAGCCTTCCATTAAACTAGTTCCAAATCCTAGTGTTGTACTATAAGGGTCATTAAATTCAGCTTGCTGTTGTTTAGCAGCTTCATGTATAGGTCTACTTTTAATCCTATTTAATAAAATACTTCCTTTTCTAGCCATTACGCTTTCTCCATTTCTGTTTTATACCATTCATTATCTACTTTGTGATATAAATAAACTTTACCGTCTTCTTTTACAATTTTCTTACTACCTTGTGTGCCTTCACTGTTTATAGGTTTTTTGTTAACTACTTTAACAGGAGTTTCCATTTGCTGTTTAACTTCATTAATAGCATCACTTAAATCTTTTCTTATATCAGAATCGTCTATATCCCACATTACTTTACACTCTTTTCTCTAAATATAATTTGTATATCATTTATTTCAAAGTCAGTAGCTACATCAGACCCAGAAAGTCGTAATCCAAACCCTTTTATTTTATCGAAAGCTTTTTTATCGACAAACTCTGTCTTAGCTTTACGAATTGGTATATGAAGAGTTTTAAAGTTAGTCTCAGAACTACCATCTAATGTAGCTAAAATTTCTTCAGACCCATCATCTGTAAATCCATATAAGTAAGCACCATCTCCATTTTTATAGCTTAAATACACGCTTATAATCTTTTTATCGACACTTGGCTTACCAAACGTAAATTCTTTCGTTTTAAGGGCAATCTCGTCAATATTAACAGCATCTAATTTGCTTGGTGATGTAACATATTTACGTATTTCAAGATTTGTTGAATTAAACTTACTGAACCATACAATATCACCAGCATTATTATTTACATAATTAGTGGTGTCAAATGTTTCTACACCTTTATTTCTAAAATATAAACCAGCTGATTTTAAATCATATGCTAAAACATCTTGTGTAGTTTTATTAGATATAATTATAGTTTTTTCTTTTGGTTCATATGCTATAATAGCATTGTCGCTATAATATGCTGTACTCCAATTTTCTAAACGTTGCTGCCCTTTTTTATCAAGCAATAAATCTCTTACTTGCTTTCCATCATATAAATAAAATCCAAACTTATTAAACCATGCTATAAATCCTTCACCACGCACTACATGATAATCTTTCTCACATCCTCTATATTCTAATGTTCCTTCTAAAAACTCTACATCTCTAGATATATTAATAATGTATAAATGATTGCGTTTAAATTCTAACAACTTACTACCTAAAGATTCTAATGCTGTTATGCTATCTCCGTCGTTTACTTCTACGTCTATTCTATTTTCAAAAGAAAATGTATCAAATGCATTAACATTAGACTTTAATATAGTATCATTAGCAAGTATTTTTTCTCCAGATACACTATCTTGATACCTTACATTACCTATATACAATCTTCTGTTAGCAACAGTGCTAGTTTTATAACCTGTACCAAGAGCTCCCATTACATGGTCATCTTGTTCTATGTAAGTTTCTGCTATTTGAGTTTCTGGTTTAACTTTAAATTTAATTTTTCCAAGACTTATTGCTGCAGTAGTTTCTGGTCCTAACCCATCTAAATAATCTAACGGATATGTATAAACAGCTTGAGTTGTAAACGATGCATTTGTACGTAATGCAAAAGGTTTATATTCGTCTCCTTTTGGAAAACGAACACCTTTTCTAAAATCTACTTCAAACAATAAATATTTAACATTTCTTTTAGCTTCGTCTATTTTAGCTATTCCATCATCTACACCTGATTTATTTTCGTTATAATAAAATTTATAAGATTTTACATTTTTAGCATCTGGTATCTTACCCCACATTTGTGCAAATAAAGGTAAATTGTTTTGTGAACCGATAGTAACACCAAAACTACCCGCATATTCAAGATTGCTTCTTTGGTTATCAGTATATACGGTTTCATAAAATATATTGATTTTATGGTCGTCACTTGCCAAAAATTCGCCAGTATCATTAACAATGGTTCCATTAGCTAGTTTTTCTCCTGTAAAAAAGTTAACATTAAATCCTCCAGTAAAATCTGAATTAGTTTCTATAGCTGGAAACGTTCCTCCACCTACAACAGAAAAAGTACTAAAAGGTAATTTCATTATTTCTCCTGTTTCATTTGCCATAACAAATTTAGGTACAGAACTTGTAGTATGACTAGTTAAGGCTGTAGAACCGTAATACCCTCTTGTTACATTTATCCAACCTTGAGTAGTATTTGTGCTAACTACTTTTAAAAATTCTGCACCTAACAATAAAATATCGTTAGCTTTTACTTTAAGAGCATGAGCTGGAGAACATTTTATATAAAGATTAGTTGCTGAGCTAATAATATTAACTGCAGATGTTGATGGACCTGTATTTCCAGCTAATAATGCAATATCAGTAGTTAACGTATTCATTAAACCACTCAAAGGAGTATTAGTATTTGGTCCTTGTAAATATACATTAACTCCAGTTGCATTTTCTGGTTTAGCATTTAATACATTCCAACTACTAACAGATATTTTATTATTACTTTCTGAAGTTTCCATTGTAGAATTACTAGCTCCAGTATAATCGTAACCTAAATTATAATCTTCTTTAATATATTCTAATTTCTTAGGTGTGTTTCCATCGTTAAAAGATGTAGGCGTTACTCTTACAACACCATCAACAGCACTATATACTACAGGGCTAAATGTATTTCCATAAGGTATTGTAAGTGTACCAAAAGCTAAACTTCCTGGATTTAAATTAAATACCACTACACCTTCACTAGTGACATCAGTATTTAAAAATAACATTTCTGTATCGGTTACAGTGCCATTAGTGTTATCTATATCATAGTCTGCATTAAACTGAAATAAACCATTTGCATGATTTACTTCAGAATTTACGCTACCTGTTACTGAAGCTGCATAATCAGAAGCAGACCCCATAACTTTTAACTTACCAGGAGTTTCAATAGATAAAGTATCTAATACTTGAAACTGGTTGTCTTCAATATCCCTAGCATTTGTTTTATTACTTAATCCACCACTATAATTTGATATGTTTAATATTCCTTTTGCCACGAAGGTTTATCCTTTTTGTTTTTTTACTGCTTAAATTAAATTTTCTTCTTGTAGAATCAATAGATACTCCTTGTACTGGATTTCCAATATCTTTACTTGTTACCATCTATAATTTCTCCCCATACACTTGTTTTACCGTCTCTTATTTCTACTGTTTCTACTTTAAATTCACCATTGTCAAACCAATCAACAATAGCAAATGCATGACCCCAGTTATGTAATCTACCTTTTAGCCACTTATTACTCTCATGTGACATATCTTTTAAACATCCCATAGACCAAGCACCAATATTGCTATTAAGCTTTGTCATAGTATGTCGTTGTATGTCATGTACGTGTCCATACATTACATTCTCTCCATATGTCTCTAAATGCTTTTTCGCATGGTATGTTGTTGCAAACGCACCATGAAAGAATACCAACTTACCTACTTGGATTGGTAAGTTGTATTCTGTGTATTTGTATCCTCTTTCTTTAATCCTACACGCTTCAAAAAAGTTGTAGTTATCAAGATAAGGATACTTATTAGCAAAATTATCCAACCAGATATCGTGATTGCCTTGAAGTAAATACTTTTCTTTACATCCGATTTCTTCAAGTACTTCATCCCATTCATCTAATCCTTCATTTACTAATCTAATGTCTTCATCTACAATAGGTAGTTGAAACTCTAATGGTGGTAATTTCTTGTCTTTATATCTCCAAGCAGAACAAGACTCCCACTCTCCTACGTCTCCTAAATTAACAAAGACAGTAGGTTTTACTTTTAGTATTGCTTTTTTTACACATTCAACAGCAGCTCTATCCTCTAAAGGGTAATGCTGGTCTGGTATTACAATTCCACGTTTTTTAAGTTTCAACGAAACCTCCTATTATTAATTATTATGCTAGTGCTTTTTTAATCTCTGCAAAAAGCTTATCATCTAATTTATTACTAGACTTAGTAACTAAGTGTTCTCCTAAATGTAATACGATAGCTTTTAGTAACTTCTCAGTTCCTAGCTTTGCAAGTAATTTTCCTAGTAATGGTCCCATTATTTATCTCCTGGTTTACATGACTCTTCACACGCTTCTAGGCCCTTCATATATCCTTGATGCTCAACAATCATTTGTTTAATTTCTGCTAATCTACCATTAGCACTTTCTAACTCTTTAACAAGTTCGTTATGTTGTTCTACCATAGTGTTCATTTTATCCATAGCTTCTTGTTTTAAGTCCACTTTTGCTTCTTTAGCCATTATTCATACTTCCTTATGTTGTTTACCATTTAACTTTATCTGCCCAATAAGCAGCAGACATCTTGCCTTTAGCAATGTTTTTACCATGACGTGCTTTAAAGCTTTTACGCCTAGCTTTAGATTTAGCATCTGTTTTTTTACCAGCAGTGCTAACTCCTTGTTGTCCAAATCGTATAGTTTTTACTTTATCACCTGATTTAGCCACTACTACATGTGACTTAGTTTTATGACTAGGAGTTCTTTTAGGTTTATTATAACCACTAACTCCTGCTCTTTTTAATCTAGAATCTTTAGCCATTATCCTTGTCCTACGGTTCGTTTTTTATAATATCTTTTACTTAACTTATTACCGAACTTAGTATTGTTTGACATACCCTGCCGAGTCTTTTTTTTGCCATTAGTTCTTCTAACTTGTTGTCCTACTCCACGCATGATGTCAAATATAAACCTTATCTAACTTCTTTCCTAATACTTTCTATAATAGTTTTTTCATTAAAACTCATACTAATACCAGGTTCAAATCTTTTAACTTCCTTACCTTCTTTTAGTACTATAATAGTTGGTACTACTGTAATATTCCATTCTTTTGCTATGGTAGCACCAATGTTTTTGTTTTCAATATCTATTTCAGCTACATAACATAGTTGAGATAGTTGTTCTATACGCACTCTGTTTTGATAATTCCAAGATGCATTTACTTGTACTACCGCACAATTCTGTACGTTTAATAATTGAACATCCGTAAAACTATCTAAAGAAACAGATTGCGAATATAGTGACGAGGTAAATAACCCAAGCCCCAATACTAACGATTGTATATATCTTACCATTTCTCACCTACTTGTTGTTCATGTTTAATAGAGTCTCGTTAATCATCTTTGTATCTTCTTTAACAGAATCTACTTTTTCTTCAAGCTTCTCTACTTTTTCTTCTGTATTCATAATACTATTACGTATCATTTGGTCTTTTAAATCATACTCTGTTCTACTTACAGGAGGTTCAGGTAATTTTTTAGCTTCTTCTATATCGGCTTGCAAATTAAACCATAATCCTACTACCATAAATATTGTTACTCCTATACTAACTGCAGTCTCTAAACTCAATGTAAATTTACTGTCTTTACTCAGCTCTGTCACTTTATCCCCCTATGTTTTATGGAAAACCTCCACCACTGTCATCAAAATTATTTTGAACTAACCCTGGTGTTGTCTCTCCCTCTGCGACTATTTTAATCGTTCTATTACTTGTTTCATGTAACGAGCTATGTTGTATGTATTTAAATCTACAATACAACGTACCGCTACCATTAATACTAACAGCAGTACCAAAATTACCAGTACTACTATTAACAGTTCTATATGTAGCACTATTGTTTGGAAATCCTGAAGTAGACGTTGCTACAGACAATCCACCTCTTACTACTCCACTATTTAACGTATAATACACATCTATAACATCGGAAGTAAACCCTGTAAATGTAATACTTCTATTATAATAGTTTGTACCACCTGGATTAGACCCAATGCTTTGTTGACCAGCACTCCAAGTACCATAAGAAGTATTAGTTAAGTCATGGTCATAACTATAAAACTCAGACATTGCATGGGGAGCAGAACCATCTGGTCTGTTTGCCGATGCATTCTCAGTATTTATAGTTGCAACAGTTCCATCTGACAATCCTGTTAAAGATGTATTAGGAGGTGAATTATCTCCTTCAATTTCAACATGTATATCATTAATACTTATTTGCCCTGATGCTGCTAGTGCCATTTATTACTCAGCGTCTCTTATTGCTTTGTATGCTACAATGTCTGCTTCTAATTCAACTACTTTTGCTTCAGCTTTTGTTAACTCTGCTTCTGCTTGTGAAATTGCATCATCAACTGGTTGAACATCAACATAGTCTACCACTGTAACATTGTTACCTGCTGCATTTTGCATTACTCTGGTGTGTTTAATTTCAACTTGCTTTCCCATAGTAGCTGCTGCTTCTGCTGCTTTTTCTGCTATTACTTTTGCCATTTTATTCTCCTAGTTTAGTTTTAAGTTCATCTATTTGAACTTGTTGTTCTTGTATTGCTTTTATTAATACTGAAGTTAGTTTTCCGTAGTCTACAGTTTTGTGAGTATCTTCATCACTATTTAATGTATCTACTTCTACAACTACTTCTGGTATAATTTTTTCTATCTCTTGTGCTATAACACCAATATCATGTTGTCCGTTTCTCTTATCTATCCAGTCAAATGATACTGCTCTCATATCTAACACATCTTTTAATCCATAGTCTAAATCTTTGACATTTTCTTTTAGTCTTGCGTCTGATGCAATGGTACTTGAATATGCTACAACATCGCCATCAAACAATGCATTACCATTAGCATCTACTCTCATACAAACATCTGTCATAGGTGCTGTTGCTGAATTATCTACAGCTCCAGTAGTTAAATTATCTCTACCCCAAAATAAATAATTATCACTATTTAATAACATTCCGTGAGTAGTGGTAGTATTACCAGCAGATTTTAAATAAGTATAATCTCCTAAGGTAGTACCATAAGCATTATATATAATATCGTGAGTAGTAGCGTTAGTCCAACCTGACATTACAAGTCTTAATAAAGCACCATTACTATTTGTTTGTACATAATTAGCTGTTTCTAATTTACTTGCAGCGTATACATTATTTGCCCAAGTATTTGCATATCCATTACCTGTACTTAAGAAACTAAAATCATCGACACCATCAGTTTGAATACGAATTTTATTTGCTATATTACCCATAGTAAATGCAGAACTGCTTGTATGTTCTATTCCAGTAGAATTTAAAGTCGCATAAGTACTACCACCACCAAGAGCTCTAAATACATGACTTCCATTATCGTAAACATTTCTAGAATCTCCACTATCGCCCATAAATATACAGGTGTTACCCTCTGGATTTCTCATCATTAGGTAAGTACCATTATTTTCCATAGATGCTACGTGACCAGTTGGTGTACTCCAAGTATGTAATTTTTGACTAACCCATAAATCGCCACTTATATAAGCATTACCACTTACATCTAATTTATAACTTGCACCTGGTGTTGTCGTGTCTGATTCTCCATATCCAAGTCGCATACTATGTGCTACTGTTAACTTACCATCAGTAGTTAAAGCCATTGCTCCTGCACTTAAACCATGTCCATCATCACACCATAAAAAACCTCTAGTAGATTGGTCGTTCATATTAAATGTCATAGCATATTGATTTGCTAAGCCACCATAATTATTACCTGATTGCATACCGATTGCATAATTACTACTATTCCAAACTCTAATTTTATCTCTACTAGAAGTTGTATTGTGAACAAACTTACCAGTACCATCTGCCATTTTAATTTTACCTGCAGAAGGTAATGTATCAGCACCACTATATGTTGCATCTAGATTTCCAAACGCACTAGCTTCAAAAGATATATCCCAATTATCATTGTAAAGGTCTACATCAGAAACGTATCCTATTTGCACATTACGTACAGTAACTTGTGGATAGCTCCAAGTATCTGCAAGCTCTCCAATATACACAACGTGATTTGTTCCATTGTGTCCAAATCTTACAGTTCTTGCGTGGTTTGCTTTAGGCGTTAACATTAGAGCAGTTTCATTTACCCATTCATTACTACCTGCTGTTCCATATACATAACCAGCTATATAAAATGATTGACTTTCATAAGAAACATAATCAAATATGTCTACCCAAAAAGATACCATATCTGCTGGACCACCACCAGATGGCAGTGTAATAGCTATTGCTCCAGTATGATTACCTTCACTAGTTCTATACATACCTCCACCAGGGTGTGCTATATATCCACCTCGTGTTGTATCAGGTGTATAATCCCATAATAAACCTTTTTCTCTTGTAAGTTTTAAATTACCACCAACGGTTACGTCTCCTGTGTCAGTAGCTAAATCAACACCTCCATAAGTAGACAATCCGTAATTTGGAGCACTTCTTGAACCCCAACCAGAAGGTGAACCAATATGAACTCTATTGTACATTTGTATATATTCACCACTTTGACTACCTACAACAGTACCTCTAATCGTACCAACTTTAATTGCATGGTCGTTTACCTTTGTAAAACTATATTGTCCTGAAGCTGTATCATCAGCATCACTTCTTAAAAAGCTACCAGACCCTAAATTATTTAATAATGTAGCGTTTGATGCTGTTCCAGTTAGAGATGCGGTAATAGTAGTTCCACTAAATTGTATATAATTAGAACCACTTGTATACCATCTTTGAGTACCGCCAGTTCCACCAAGTGTTTGGAGTTTAAATCCATTGTCTGTATCAACTCTTAAAACATTGTAAGCAGTACCTGAAGCACCTGCTGTAAAAGTTAAAGCACCAGCATTATTAGTATCCCAAGAACCTCCATTATTGAAAGCTGCAAAAAAACCACTTTGTGCCCAAATACGACTTTCTCCTATTGAACCTCTTGGAGTACCATTAGTACACCATACCATTTGATGCCCACCACCCATAGTTCCACCAGTAGTATTATTAGTATGCTTATAAGCTAAACCATAAATACTACCAAAGTCTGCTCCAGTAGATGAGTTTCTATAATTGGCTCCCATACTCCAAATGTGGTCGGTTTTAGTAGAGTCATAAACACCAAATACACCTTTATTTCTTGCCGAAGAAATTAAATCGCCTGAAAACTGGTCATCAGCATCGCTTCTTAGGAATTGTGTTGAATCTAAATTGTCTAATGTTGAAGCATTAGAGGTAGATGGTAATGAGAACCAACTGAATGTTCCATCTCCATCTGATTTTAATACTTGTCCATTAGTACCATCGCCTGATACATTTAACTCATCTGCACCTACACTATTGTCTGTTATTGTTGCTGCATCTACCGAACTAAGTTCTGCTAAATTCCCTAATCCTAAACCAATTCTTGCGTTGTGTGCACTTGTAGCACCAGTACCACCTTCTGCTATTGCTAGTGCAGTTCCAAGAGTAAGACTACCTGGAATATCTACAACACCACTTGAGTTTATAAAAATTCTTTTAGCACCTGCTGTAATCAATGATATTTGGTCATTGCCATAAGTAGCATTATCTCCAAAAGTTATAGCTGCAGGACTACTACCAGTTTCATTTTGATTAACTATACCTCTCAACATAATATATCCTGAAGTTGACATACTTGGGTCTCCAGTCAAAAATGAAGAAGTCGTTCCAGTAGATAATCCAAGATTTGCTCTAGCTGCACTTGCACTTGTTGCACCAGTACCACCTTCTGCTATTGCTAATGCTGTACCAAGTGTTAAAGCTCCAGTAACATTTAATGCTCCATTGACAGTTGCACCTGTATTAGTAGTTTCAAATTTTAAACCATTGTTGTAATAAAGTTTTGCACCAGCATTTCCTGTAAGTACTAATGCATCGTGAAACACACTGCCAAGTGGATTGTGGTGTCTAATTCTAAAAGTATTACTATTTTCTAAAGTTTCTACATCAATAATTTTATTACCATTGCCAGTAAAGTTTAGTTCACCTGTTAAATCAATTTGACTTCCATAAAGAACAGAATCTACAGTAATTGTGCTATCAAAATCTACATGACCAGTAAATGTACCAGTACCTGCAACGTGTAACTTTGTACCAGGTGATGTAATTCCTATACCGACTGAGCCACTTGTTGCTGAATCTCTTTGTATTGTAAGTATATCTGTATCTTCACCACTTCCACTATATCCAAATCTTAAAGTATTTTCTCCTGATGGTGCATAAATAGCAAAATCATCTGTTTCGCCACCTGAACCTTCAAAAGCAATATGAGGGTCAGAAATAGTAGCTGAAGTATGTTTGATTTCAAGTTTACCTGCAGGTGATGCAGTTCCTATTCCGACATCTCCTACAAAATAATGTTCTGTGCTTGAACTGCTACCATAAGTAGCCAATGTGCCTGAATATGGTTTAAAAGCATCTGAAAATACTGCTGTTCTTAAATATGCAGTACCTACTAAATCTAAATCAGCTGTAGGACTTGTTGTACCAATCCCAACTCTATGATTATCTCCAGTTATATTTAATACATACTCTAAAGTACCACTACTATCTTCAGTTCCAAATTGTAGTTTGCTACCATGTGCTTGATTTCTTATTAAGAAATTCCCAGTTTGATTTTGTATCCAAGTATGTGCAGAATCATGAAATAGTTCTAAATCATTACCTTCTCCAATAGATAGCTTTTGATTATCATTTGCTAATTTAACTCTTGCATTATCACTTGCATCTATTCTTATAGCAGTTTTTGCAACAGTATCATCAACGACTTGGAAAAACATATCTTGATTATTTGAACTGTTTTTAATAACCATGCTTCCTGCACCAGCATTTTCAATAGTAAGTCCATCATTAAAGTTTGTAATGTTAGATGTAGTAGAACTCCTATAAAGTCTTAAATCTTGGTTTGCACCTATGCTTAATTGTTGAGTGTCATTAGGTAGTCTTATTCTACCTTCTGCACTTGCATCTATTTTTAATGCAGTAATAGTTTGACCACCATCGTTTACTCTAAGAATTATATCTTTATCTTGTGCATTATTTGCTATATAAAATTCAGTTCCAGTATCTTTTTCTAAATATGTTGCTGCTGCACCATTAAGGTTTACTACTGTATTAGTTCCACTTCCCTCAGTTACTGTTAAAACACCATCTAGAGTTAATGTGCTTCCATCAAAAGTAAGGTTAGATTCTACTGTTGCAGTAGACGCACTATGTCTAGTTAGTAAACCATCAGTAGTAGTTCCTGACATACCAATTGGAACAGTTGAGGATAATATAAACCCAGCACTACTACCATCAAAAACAATAGGCTTACCTGTATCATTCATACCTAAACTTCCTATATTGATAGCAGCTAAATCATCTAATACAGCATCAGAAGCTTGAAGCCCACTAATCCTAGAAGTCACATGGTCATATATTTGGTCACCAGTTGCTAATGTAGTAGCACCGTTTGATACTGCTGCAGTTGTAACTGTAGAACCAGTAATTTCAACTATTTCTTGACCAGATGAATTTGTAGGGTCATGAATATACAGCTTATTAGCTGCATGGTCATATGCTAGTTCATATTGAGCTAAATTACTAGTAGTGGGTGTACCACTACCACGTTTAATTTTAATTACATTAGACATATATCTTTAATAATTACCGCAATCTATGGTTGAACTTTCTAGTGTTGCTTTAAAATTACCATTTGAAACTTCAAAATACTGAGTAGTATCTAAATTTTGCCAAGTAATTTTAGGAGCTGAATTATGTGTTCCTACACGAAATCCTGCATCTGCTACTCCTGTAGTAGTTGCTAATTGTGCATTTGCTGTTATATTACTAGCAACAGTAATCTGCTTATCTGCGACAGCTAAATTTGTTGAATTAACAACAGTCTCTGTACCTCCAACTGTTATATCTCCAGTAATTGTTACGTCTCCTTGTAATGTTATACCACTTGCTATTTGTGTTCCTGTAATTGTTCCATTTGCTATATCAGCTGCTACAATAGTACCTTGAGCAATTTTTGCTGAAGTAACTGCGGAATCTGCAATCTTAGCATTAATAACTGAGTTTGTAGCAAGTTCAGCTGAAGTAACATTTAGAGCTCTAATAGTAGCAGTAGTTACTGCTTCCGAACCAGCTTCTTGATTTAATTTATCGGTAGTAATAGCTTCATTATTTACTTTTGCAGTAGTAACAGCACTATTACCAAGTTTGTTTACTGTTACAGCACCGTTATTAATTTTATCTTCTGTTACTGCATTATTTTCTATATTAGCTGCTTCTATTGCATTTGCTGCTATACTTACTACTCCATTTGTAGCGTCAAAGTCATCATTTACAAAAGCTGCTATACCTTTAGTACTTCCATCATCATCTGCTACTGGTAAAGCTGCTATTATATTAGCTTGAATATCTACTGGTGCTGTTACATCAGAACTGTTTTTTCCACCAATATATAATTTTCCAGCAGACCCGTTATTGTTTAACCAACCCAATTCACCATAATCTAACGAACTAGACGCTCCACTACCTGAAGGTGCTGTCGTGCTATTATAGGCACTCTTTTTAATTAATATTGTATTCGCCATTACACTCTCCTTTTAAAAGGCTCCGCCTTCTATTGTTTCTGTATCTAATACTACACCACTTTCTACACTAAAAGTAACCGTGTCTCCCGATACGCTTGTTGTTATCCCTGCTCCCCCCGTTAGGGTCAAAGTCTCGTTGTTTGTAATTTGTGACGTACCAGTATCTCCAGCTGCATTAAATGCACTAAAAGCTGCAGCAGTTGTGTTTTTGTTAACTGTAACTACAGATTGCTTTTTAACTACACTTACTTTGTTGTCGTTTTTAACTACTGTTACACTCATGAGTATGTCACTCTTTCAATTACTTCTATATTTCCCTCTAAATCTCTTGTAGTCTCAGTTCCTATTGTTCTAAATATATCATATATTAAATTATCACCTGGTAAAGCTGCTGTTTGAGTTTCCGTTAAACTAAACACAACTTCACCGTTTGCAAGATTATTTCCACTTTTTGCAAATGTTATAGGAGTTCCACTTATTGCTATTGCATCTGTTTCTGGACTTCTTCTAATCTTAGAAGTAAAAGTAGCATTTGTTAAATTAATTGCTGTCCCTGCTGCATTTGTTAAAGTAACCTCTAAACTAAAATCAACGCCTTGCTCTATAACTAAATTATGTTTTGCTGCTGCCATATTTTCCCCTACATACTGTGTTGATTAATTGAATAATTAGAATCATCTTTACCACGATTCTTGTATTTTTTAGCCATCATTGTACATTCTTTATATTCAGCTTTATAATACATTGCTTGTTGTATTTCTCCTGCAGAAGCGTGTAATTGCTGTAATACTCTGTACATTGGAGCTTCATGAAATTCTGATGGAAAAGAAGGAGATTCACCTAAATCTACTGAAGCTACATTACCCGTTGTAAATCTTAATCCTTTTTTAGCATAATGGATACGTATAGTATCACCTGTTGTTAACTCGCTACTATCAAGAGAAGTTAATTTGTCTTTTACATAATCCCACTTAGCAATAATTAAGGCATAATCTCTTAGAGTATATACTAAATCATTAGTTGGCCAATCAAAATTCTTTGCTACATCTGTCATGATATATCTGTCTCCTCTATAGTGCCTAAAAATCTTTTAATTTTTTTGTTGTTATAATCTACCCTATCAACAGATAATACGTCATCTATAGATAAAGATGTACTAGTTCCCTCTTTTACAAAATCACTAAATAAATATCTTCTTTTATCGTCTGCTGTAACAGTTGCAGTAGCTGTTCCTCTTAATAACTCAATTTCTGTTTCAAATTTATCTAAAGCTCTATTAAGCATTAATCTAATTTGAGTTTCTCCTACTTGAGGAAAACTTTGCTGTATTGTTTCAATCATTTCTTTTTGTGTCATGCTTGTTCCTCTCTCTTACCATAAGAAGCTATAAAGGTTCCTAAAGCACCTTGATACTCTCCTTGTAATAATTGTAAATCTGCCATTTTTAAATTATGTTCTTCAGTATCGTCTTGAAACTCATTTAACTCAGAAATTCTAGCTTTAATTGCTGTTTTTAAAATAATTAAATGTTCTATTTCATCAGGAGCTCCAACAAAATTAGATAAATCATTATCAAATGTAATTGTTGGATAATTTACGTGTTCTACTTTACATAAAGATAAATGAGCTGGCTCTACAAAAACTTTACCACTAAATTTCCAATATACTGGAGATTCTGCTGTTGCTTCATAAATAGATTGAACGCCCGCATCTGTTGAAACATATCTTTGTCTATCTGCATATCTAACTTCTTTTGCTTCATATCCATTACGACTTACACCTAATATCCTAGAAGAAGTTATTGCTGCTCCATTTTGATTAGCATCTGTTGTTTCTACACTCATACTCCATAACATTTCTGGTGGTAATACATTAATAATTTCTTTAGCTGCATCAGTTGCAAATTGTCCAATAGCAGTATTATCTACTACAATATTAGACAATAAGTCTAATAATCTACTCTTTATGCTTGTAGCTCCCATTATTGTATATTTCTTTTACGTGTTAAAAATTTATATCCACCAATAACGCCTATATTCTTTTTTTCTTTAGCTTTTTTTAATTTGCTATCAACAGGTCCATCTTTTTTGTTATCAGTACTATTTTTTCCTTTACCACTTGGATTATAATTGTCTGTCATACTTTTGTTTTTCATGTTACTCTCCTTTTATTTAAAATTCTTTGGGGGAGTATATTGCAACTCCCCCTTGTTTATTTAACTATTAGTTAAATTTAAGTACAGCATGAGTTTCTGGTAAAGAAATTTCAAGACCTGCTTCTGTAAGAACCATGTCTTTTCTTCCATCAACGTCATTGTTTTGTACGTTAGTGATAATTTGTGTGTCTCTTGACTCACCGTTACCAACTAATGGTCTATATGCTACATTGTCCATATCGATTGCTACCGCATGGTTAGCCCATGGTCCTCTTAGTAGAGGTTCCATAACGAAGTTCAATTTACCATATAATGTGTCTATTGAAGTTACAGGTACACCTTCAAAGGTTCCTGCCTTCTTCTCTAAACCTACTCTGTATCCACTGCTAGATGACATAGCATTTCCTAAGAAAGACTGTCCACCTAGTTTGTTTAACCAGTTCATGATATTTCTTGAAGCAAGAACAAGCTTATTACCGCCTGCTGCTGATTCTGGGTCAAAAATATCTGACATAGCGTCAACAAAAGTATCATACCCTGAGTTTGCATATGTAAACTGTTTAATGTTTCCATATGATTCAGTATAAGGTAAAATACCCCATGTTTTACGTAATGGTCCAGCAGCAGCTGATTCATCAGCAGAGCCATATCCAAATAGTAAAGCATTTTCAATGTCCATTTTGTGTTCCATTAGTTTCTCTTGATACACTCTCATGTATTCATTAGCGTCACCTCTGTAGCGTGTAGCTAAAGAAGTTCCTGAAAATAGAGGTACACCAGTTTTAAAGATTTGGCAATAGCCTTCTCTTGAATAAAACTCGTCTCTCCATCCATCAGGAGCTGTTCCACCTTCAGCGTGAGCTGAGCCGATGATTTGTGCTTCTGCATCATCTGCAATCTTAATCAAAGTAGTAGCTATTACATCAGTAATAGTAATAGCTCCACCTGCTTGGGTTTCACTTAATGCTGCGTCTAAACTACCTTGTGTTGCTGTAGGTACTCTAGTAGCACCTAAGAAGTCTGCACTAAGGCCAGTATCTACTGAGTTATGAGAAACTGCTGTAATACGATAATATAAAATTATCGGTGTTGCAGAACCGCCACTTAAAGTCTCAGTACCTTGAACTGCAAATGTTTGTCCAACAGTTGCAAATTCCATTTTAGCTCCTACTCCATCTTTTCTTCCAGTTACATCGTAATCAACATCAAAGTTCTTATCAACTATAGCCATATTAGCTACTGAACCTACTGTTGAACCATCTAAAACTGTAAGAAGCGCTTTCTTTTTAAAGTTACGTCTTTGCCATTGATGTCTTTTTTCAAGAAACTTGAATACAGGGTCATCGGTTGGTTTTTTAGCAACCTTAGAAAGATATGCGAAGAATGGTGAAGAAGCTGGGTTTAACTCGGCAACTCTTTCGCCAAAGTTAAACACTCTTCTAATATCATTAATACTTTCTCCTTGTGGACCAGCACTAATGTTTTGTGAATATATGTTCGCCATAATAATCTCCTATTTAGGGTTAAAAGATGTTACGCTTGTTAAAATCTCCTAGCATAGCATCCATCATTTTTTCTTCTACGTTTTTACTTGGCGACTGTACGCTTGAACCTTGTTGCACCCCTATTGGCTTCGGGATAGACAATTTTTGATTTCTTTGTGCCATTAGTTGTTGTTTCTCTTGAGCTTTTGTGCTGATTTGTTCAGCTTGCGGGGTATTCCCCATGTTCATTTGATGTAACTTAACTAAATTGTCCAAAGACAATGATTCAGGTGAACTCATCTGAGAAACAAAGTCATTAGCTTGTTGAGGAGTATAATTATACCTAGTTTGCAACTCTGTCAAGGTTTCTTGATGTTGTTGTCTAGCAAATTGCTCTTCTTTAGCTTTTGTCATTTGTTCGTCTCTGACTTCATCTTTCTTCATTATAAAATCACTCATCTCTTCTAGATAGCTTTCTTTTGCTTGCATATAGCTAGCAGAAGAACTATCTGGGTCGGCTAAGGCCTCAGAATAATCATAGTCTGCTGGTTTCACGGGCTTAGTAGGTTTAACTAAAGTAGGTTCCTTAGTTTCCTGCTGAGGTTTAACAGATTTAGATGTTAAAACTTCTACTTGAGCTTTTAGTGCTTCCATTTCAGCTTTAGTCTTATCTGCTTGTGATTGCCAGTATTGAAATTGACTATCATCTTCTTTTGCGTCCACATTATCAAGAGCGTTTACAGGTTCACTTTCATTAACAAGGGCTTGCTCTTCTTGAATTACTCCTTCTGTACTAAAGGGGTCTTGTCCTTTTGGAGCGAACACTTCTTCAAAAATGTCTGCTTGCATATCACTCGACTCTACAGTCTGGTCTTGTGAGTTCTCTTCTAATATATTGCTTGTATCTTGTTCCATTTTATTTCCTAACGTTAACTCTCATCTTCCTCAAATAGGCTTTCTGATTCCATTGGGGCTTCTGAGTTCATCAACTGTTGTTGTTGGTCTCCGAGTCTAGCTTTAAATAAACTAGACGCCATATCAGCTCTATTAGACACCTTATCTAATTTTGAACTAAATTTTTCTACTTCTAATCTCTTCTTCGCATGAATCTCTTCACGTGAAGCAGTTTGAAGGTCTCCCTTCACTTTCTTTAATTCTGCTTGCATTGCTTGCATTTGTTGCATCATTTTTTGCATTTCTCCGTTTCTGGCCATTACACCATCTACGTCTACAAGCTCTGATTTCTTTAATACTTCTGTTTGGTCTATTAATCCCATCTTAAACATTTCCATGTAAGTATTTAATAGTGCCATTCTATTTGTTGGAAGGGTAGAACCTGATACTACTTGTATATCATACTTTCCTACACCTATGTCATGAAATTTAATTACTTGACCATTTTCCATTTCTTTATAGAAATTAAAACGTTGTTCTTTTTCATCGCCATTTGGTTGTGTAAGTCTAATAACTTTATCTTCTGTATAAAGTTGTTGTATTAATCCCACTGAAACTCTTCCTACTTGATTTAACATATCTTCTATATCATCTCTACGTGATTTAATTCTTCGTTGTCCAAATTCATCTACAACTATTGTACCTCTATAAGTAGATGGAGCACCTTTACCCCCGCCTTGCATCAACTCATAAATTCCAAAACCGTACTCTAAATCAGATTTTGCATCTGCTTCATTTTTGTATAATTCATTGGGAAGAGGCACTGGACCTGCTACTATCGGTGCACCTAGCTCTGCGTCAAATTCAATAACGCTGGTTCCTGCTCTTCCCCACTCCTCTTCTACCTGTCTTTTATCAACAGAACCTCTTGGGATAAGGAGCTTAACATTTGTACTTGTACTTGCATGAGCAATAATTAATGAACGAATTTTATTAATATACTCTTGCAATGGTCTATAAATTCTTACATCCGACTCAGGAAATGGTGTACGTAAATGTACATTCATTATCGGAACTATAGGATAATCTTCTATCGGTAATACTCTTTGATACAACAAAGAATCACCCACACTAGCAATCATGTGTATCCTAGGAACATCTACAACGTTGCAAGATATTTCTCCTATACCTTTTAATTCTTCTGCTCTAATAGGAATTAAACTTGTTGTACTACCAGGAATAGCATCAGGTGTTTCCATCCCAGGAACTCTAATAGGGTCTCCTTGTTGCATTTGTCCAGTTTGTTGGTCCATCACTGGTTCAGGTAATTTAAAGTGAAATATCGGTCCACTTTCTTCTACTGTTTTCATTAATTCTTCTACAGCTTCTGTTTCCCAAACTATAGACTCTTCTCCTGTAATTTTTCTAACCTTAACATATAACACAGCTTCATATTCTAAAAACTCTTCTTTTGTAAATAAATACTCTCTATCACTAAAAGGTTCAAACACGTTATAATACTGTTCTATAACTCTAGTGTATCTTTCTAAGTATCTTCTAACAGTATGTGCTCTATCCTCTACATCCCCAGGAAATACTTGGTCAGTAGTTTTAGATAAGTTTGTAATAGGGTAATCATCTGATGCTTCAGGCTCTTCTGCAGAATTTTCTATTATATCGCTAAATTCTGGATACATTTGTTTTGCTGCTTCATCAGTCATATAACTAGCATAAATAATATTTGCTGCATCTCTACAAAACTTATCTTTAGAGTTAGGGTCTATATATAAGTCTAATGGATTAATTGCTTTTATTTTTACTTCGCCTTTACCCATATCAGCGTCTGGGTCTTGATAAGTCATCAATGCACCCATACCACCTACATAATAGTCGTCAATAGTTTGTTTTAACTCTAAGTCTCCTTGTGATATATTCCATATGTATTGAAATAAATCAGAAAATACTTTAGCTACTTCTCTATCACTATCTTCTCTACCTGTTGCTCTAAATTGTGGAGAGTTATAAGTTAATAAAGCTTTTGCTGTTTCTACAATAGGGTGGATACGATTTACAACTATAGGAGCTTGACCTCGTTGTTCGAGCATTTCTTGTTGCTCTTTAGTCCATTGAGCTCCTGCTCTAAATTCTATAGACTCTTGAAATTTTTGCGCCCAGGGTTCTCTAGAAGAATTGTATTGCATCCAAAGTTCTTTAGTTAGTTGAACTTCTTCGTTTATTTCCCTATCATCAAAATTACTAGTTTCGTAATTATATACTAGTTTATTTTGAGTCTCTGGTTTGCGACTTTTTGCTTTCTTTTTTTGTATGTCCATGCTCTATCATTATGTAATTTTTTGGTATCTCTATATTTTTTATATTATCTATTCTATTTACAAAGTCGTCAAAACTCATAAGATATTTAGCATTTATTTTTTTTGACATTATCAACTAGAAAATTAAAATAAAAAATATGTAATTGTCAAGGATTATTTATAATAGTCTCCAGTCAACTCTTTTACGCAAATAATTAAACTGTTCTTGTTCAGTTTTTTCTTCTGCATCGTGACTGGGTTTATAAGCATTTTTATTAGCATAGAAAAATCCATCTAGCAAGTCATCGTGTTTACCACGGGGGTAAAGAAGTAATTCGTTTTCAAATGCTTCCATTGTTTTTTTCATATAGACTTTTTTATTAGCAAACAAAGGCTGTAAACTTTCTAAACGATAAGACTTGCTAGTTCTAGGATTTTCTTTTACTTCGAGTCCTGGAATAAACAATCCAAGCTCTTCAGATTTTTCTTTGATGTATTGACGTAGCATTTCTTGGTATCCTACTGATTCAATTCTTGTTTTTGCACTATCGTACATTTTAAAATTATCAATAATAGCATCTGCTAATGCTAGAGGTGTTGCTCTTTTTCTGTAATATGGTAAACAAAATCTGTTATTATCTTTATCAACTGCAATATTAAATATTACACTATAGTCTGCTGTTTTTCTTGTACTACTCGCAGGGTCGACACCAGTGAACACGTTCACAGGTCGTCTCTCGTTTACTTCCTCCCCATTAAGGGTCGTCAGAACGAGGGTCGACAACCCTGCTTGGTCTGTTTCGATGTAACCATCATAGTACTGAAAATCTTCAGGTCTAAAAAGATTGTCTTCATCGCCTACTATTTGACACAGATACTCTCTATAAAATACAGACAACCTATTAATACTTTCTAATTCTTCTTTCTTTTCTTTTAATTTTTCTATAGGCCATACAGGTTCCCATAAAGGTATTCCTTTTTCCATGTCAGGTCTAAATTCTAAATTAGTCCACCCCTTCATACCTTTTAATGTTTCAACTAAGCAGCGTTCATGTTGTGGAGTACCAATAACAGCAATCCTCCCTTTCATAGGGTCTAAGGAAGGTACGCCTGATTGTAACAACCAACGTAAGTTAAACTCCATTGCTTCGGATGTTTTTGTATTTACTTCGTCTTCGGGGTCATCAAGCACTAAAAGAGTAGGTCGTTGATTTCCATGTTTGATACCACGTATCTGTTGTCCTGTACCTTTACATATAATAATGCTGCCATCTTTTAATTCTATTTCATTGTTAGACCATTTACGTGCAGACTGCATTCCCCAGTATCCAAAAAAATATCTAAACTCTTGCGAGTAGTTTAATACATCTTTAATAGTACCAAGTAACTTTGTTGCGTGTGATTGCGTTCTAGATACAAGGACAACAACTTTAACACCTTCGTCAAACATTAAATGAAATAAAGGATATACACCAGCAACTACCGAACTCTTAGCATGACCACGTGGAGCTATGATGTTTACTTGTTTTTTATCAGGTTGATGTAATACTTTTGTAATGTCATAGTGAAACTTAGGAGAATCCTGACTAAACATATTTGGCATTATCATTCTTCCAAATAATAACATATCCGTTTGCATCTTTTTAATAATTGTCTTCTTATCCATTTTCTTTAAACTCTACTTGGATTCCAAAATCTTTTGCTACATCTACAAGTGTAGCTAAAAAAATGTTAAGATTTTTTTTCTTTCCCGATATTGTTAGTTTGACCTTCATCTGGTAATTCCTGTGTTTTAGTTGCTGTTAATTTTTTAGTTTGTTTATCAAAGTTTGCAGATATTTGATGAGATAAATCCATTTCAATCGTATCCGTCTGTGTTTTCATCTTAGGTTTCATATCTAAGTAATCTGACAACTCTTTAGCTGCTTTTATCATATTACCTGGGTCTTCATTTACTTTTGCTACCCCAATAGCATCTTTAATGGTATCTAGTACGTAACCTTCATCAATTCCACGCTCAGTTAGCACATCTTTCATCTTATCCTTAATCATTTGCTTCATTCCTTTAGTTTTCAATAATCTTTTTACCGTTATATCGGGCCTTTCTTGGTCTGGCCTGTACATTTGCCCTAATTTAACAAAATCTGGCTTCTTACCCGTCATTATGTACGCTACGTAAGCATCTAGCACATTCTTTGACCTAGTTTTTTGTAGTTCTAAGTCCATATGGCTCTTTGTAGACGTTCCATGGAAGCTTTTATTCTCCCAATGTGGCATAAATAATAGTTTACTTGTTTTTGTAACCCATTGTTTACCATAACAGTAGGTCA